GCGATTAGCAGGGCTTTCATGGTGTTACCAGCCTTTCAGGGTTTCGCGCGAAAAGATCCGATCGCTCGATGAGATTTCCGGCATGTTGTTTTCAGACGGAACGCCGTCGGGATCATCCTCTCCCAGCGTCGCCAGGCCTTTTGATACCGCCTTAAGCCATGCGATGCGGTTGTCGTACCGCTCCTTTACCGATTCCCCGGCGCCCTGCCGTCTTGCATACAGATTATAGATTGCGATATCCACACTACAGGCACGGATCATGTCCGGGACAGTAGCAAACGGAACCGAATGCCTGGCGCCGCAATAGCTGTCTATTTCGGCGTCGGCGTTGGCAATGGCCCTGGTTGCCTTGGCATCGTCCACCTCCCCGGCGTTATCGTCGTCTGTGAGCTGGATCAAGACATCCTCATCCATCTGCTCCAGAATATCGCTCTGAGTGCAATAAGCCATTTACTTACCCTTCCCCTTGGCTTTGGCTTTGGCCGTTTTGGCCTCGGGTTTCGTCGCAGTTTTCGTTTCAACAGCCTTCGGCTCCTCTGCCGGGGCGGCGGCTGGTTTTTCTTCGCCCGTTTTCTTTTTCGCCTCTCCATGTACCACCACCTTAAGCATAGGCTCGGCTTTCAACGCGGCCAGCTCTTCCGCGGAAAATTTGTCGGGCGGGTATTCGGAAGACCCCTTGGGATGTGCTACTCCAGCCCGCCTGAAGAGATGCTGTTTACTGGTAATTCTGATCATGCCATCCTCCTTTTGTTATCGCAGAGCGCACAGCGTAAACCCGCCATGCGCCATGCTCTATGCGATTATGCGGCCCCCGTCGAGCCATAGCTCATCTGCCACAGGCCATAGCCGCCCGCCGCCCTTGCTTCGACGCCGAAGCGGAATTTTTTCCGCATAAACACATTGTCGCTGTCGGGCGTGGTCTGCTGTACGAAAACAGGGGCTTTGCGCTCTTGGTAGATGAACGGTTTCAGCGGGCGATTGGTTACATGCAGAAACCATGCGGTTGCCGATGTAAGTCTGGGATTTACCAGCAGGATGGCCGTGCCCTTGTAGGGATTTGGGCTTTCGTCGGTGAGCTTGTCACTCTCAAGAAGCAACTTGGCGGTTGCCTCCAGTGCCGGAGGCACTTCAAGCAGATTCGGTATCAGCCCCAGGGGCCGGCCCTCATCGTCCTTGAAGCTCATGATGGCCAGACGCGCAGCTCCGTAGCTCGCGGCCGCCAGGGCCGTGGTAGCCGCCGACAGGGCAGCCGTCCCCAGGTTACTAACGCTTGAACCATCCACCTCGTGATCGGAATCATAGAAATATTGCCCGTCAAAACATACATTTGCGAATGCATTGTTTTTAAGATCCGCATCCAGTTCATCGGGAAGCTGTTTGGAGCTGTACCCGGCTTCCTGCGCCTGGGGGGCGTAGATGCCGATATTGTCATCTTCAATATCGTTCCGGTCGACCTCCACAGTGGCCTCGAAGTCATCGTTGACGATAGTGTACTTGAAGGCCTCAAGCTGTTTAATGACCTTGTCTCCCAGCCATTTCCTCATTTTCGGGAAACGGGAAAGCCAGGTGTAATCGTTCTGGCTCGATCCGCTGGGGACCTTCATCGTGGTTTTGTCCCACAGTGACGGGGCGGCATCGAACGCCTTGTTGAAAGTGGTTTTCAAATTGATGAAAACCGCCGTTAAGTTGCTTTTATTTACCAACATGGTGCATCCTCCTTATGTTGTTTGCTCTGTATGGGTTGCTGCTGTAAGCCCCCTTTCGGGGGCCTGCCGGGCCGGAGTTACGAGGTCAACAGTTTCCGTTTGTAGGTGATCCAGGCCGCCAGCATGATCACATCGTCCGTGTCCAACAGACCGGCCGTGGGTGCGATGGTAAACTCCACCGCCGCTGGGTATGCGGCAAGGTTCGCCAGGGCCAGGGGAAGAGTCACATGCTGCACGTGTTTGGTGGTGTCATCGCCCGTCATGGCGCCGGTAGCCCCGCCGAAATCGGCATCGGCATCATACGCGGCATCCACCACGTTGTTGAATGCCTCAACGGTGAATGTCACCGCATCGGCAGCGGTGGCGCCAACCTTTGCCGCCAGGATGTGGAGCGTCATGTTCGCCGTGATGTCGGCATCGGGAGGGACGATGACCTTGGTTGCCACTGCCCCCGGGGTCCCGTGGTTGTTCCACCGGATGCCGAGCCCTTGGGCCGTGACGCAATATCCCGGCACGGCGGAGTCTCCATCGGAGAATGCCGCCAGGGCAGCGCCTGCGTTGGTGATGACCGGCATGGGGATGTTGATAAGCCCCTGGGCGGTGAGCAGGGCCTGGTAAATTTCCTGCATCCCGGATTCCACCTCATCCTCGTCGGTGAAAGTCCCGGCATCCAGCATGCTTATGGCGCTTGCCGCATGCGCCGCGGCCGCATCAGCAATATGGGTGGCCACGTCGGCCTGGCGAATGGCGGGCTCGATGTCGATCCAAGCGTGGGTGGTGTCGATATACCCCGCTATGATCCCGCAAAAGATGTTGTTGGTTACATTGGCGGCAAGATCCACGGTTTGATCGTCCACCAAAAACACATTATCGCCCACATTGGCCTGTGTAATGGCGGTATCCAGGATGGCCTTTACCAGGCCTCGCCTCCGTACCACGATATCCAGATCCCCATCATCGCCGTCGGTGTTGTCTTTTTGCTCGGTGGCCAAGCCCATGAAGATCAGGCCGGCTGTGTCAGCCCCTTCCACGGCGTAGCCGGCGGCGTTCACGCATACAAACGCGCCGCCATAAATTTTGTCGGCGTCGTCAACCGGTATGGCAAGTTCTACGCCCTCAGTGTATTCAACGCTTTTATCCTCTGCTAAAGCTGTCATTGATTACTCTCCTTGTAGTATTTCGGCTGGTTATACGCCGAATTGTTTAATGTCTTCTGCCGTATTCCCCATCAGCTTGGCGATGGCGAGGACCGAATCGTCAACGACCAATTCGCCCGGTTCTTTCTTTTCCGGGAGATTGTCAACCGGGATCACCACCGGGGCCTTGGCGGTGAACACCTTAAACCCTTCCAGGTCGCGTGTGGCGTATTCCGTGGCCCACGCTTTCTGGTCCGGGGTCACCTTCCCGGCGGTCATGGCCTTGGCCACCACCTCCTTGGCGTCGCGCTGGGCCAGGTCGTTTTGAATTGCTTCAAATTCCGCCCTGGACACAGACCCTTTCGTCCCCTGCTTGAGCGCGTGGATGCTGGCCACCACAGTAGATGCGGTGTCGCCATCCTTGAGCTCCAGGGCGGAGAGAATGTCTTTGGCGACTACCTCCACCTGTTCCGGGCCTTTGGCCGCCGCTGTTTCAAGCGCCGTGTTTTTTGCCATAATGGCGACCACCGCCTGTTCCACCACCGCCTCTTCAGATCCCTCCGAGAGCCCTAATTTTGCTGCCATTTTCTTCAAAAATTCCATCGGTACATCCTCCTCGTTGAATTCGGCCCCCAGCTTTGCCAGGAGCGGGGTTATGTGGTTGGTTTTAGGTGCGTTTGTAAGCGCGATCGAATGAATTGCGATCGCCCTGCTGTCGCTTTTTCTCACCATGAATACGGGGGAGAAATAGCGATACTCATTTTTGCGGATGTGCTCGGAGGCGTCTTGATTCCATGTGGTTTTACCCTGGATGCCCGTGCCGTCCACATACCGGAACTCCGTGATCCAACCGGCAGCTGGCGCTTTGCCGCCGGACATGGTTTGGTGCTCGTAGTCGACTACGACATCGTTGCCGCGCCGTGCGAAATAGGCGGCCACGGCGCCATAAGCCTTGCGGTCTATAAGTGCCTTGCCTTCGCCCTCCATTTCCACCCAGCCCTCGGGAAAGTAGGTGTACCATTCGGGCATCGCGCCGTCCGGGGCCTTTATTGCCGCTATGAACATTTTAGCTAAGTATTTCATAATGTTTTACCCTATACCTTAAGCTGTTTTTCCGGTGATGATAAACGAGCTCAGCTCCGTCTTGATCTCTCGCCAATCCTCATCCTGCACCATCAAAAAGGGCCTCGCCGGGATATCGCCCCAGGGGAGCGCCACGGTTCGTTTATGGGCGCGGACCGATACAACCGTGCCGCCTTGCATCGTCCGTTTGTGAGCGCCGATGTCGATCAGGAATTTGCCGAACGATCCTTTCTTGGATCCGAATTGATGGACGGCTGCATATTTTTTGTCCGAGCTTACCACCACGCTATTCCGGGCCGCGTTGTAATGCACGGAGCCTGCCAGGCCTCCGCCGAACCCCGTCTTTCTCAGGATCTTAGCGCCTTTACCCCTGCGTTTTTCCGTGGTTTTCGAATGCTTTGCCCATTTTTGAGGCCTGCCCTCCTTCTCAAAATTGCGGGCAACAGACGAGCGCACGATGCCGCCTATGATCTTCATGGCGGGCTTGGGGTTGTGTATCCGCCGAGTTATCTCGGCAAGGAGGCTTTTCAGCTCCGTATCCTGCACCTTGTATTTAATGCCCACGCCTGCCATTCAGTAGCCCTCTGTCATCCGTCCTCTGTCTTCCGTCATCTGTCATTTCTGAGGCTCCCACCCCGATTTCCCCGGGTTATACGCCCACCCCGGATCGATGCCGACCGGCACTTGATGCACTTCACCGGTCTTTTTATCGACCCATTCATACGTTTTCTTCTTCGGCGCCGCTGTCTGTACTGGATGTTCGCCGTCCGCTTCCTCGGCCTTGATTCGGTCCACCTCACGGGCGGAGTGGCTTACCACTCCTCATGTGCAGCCCCATCCGTTTGGCGGATAATGGGTATCCCAAAACGGGTCATCTGCCGGTAAAACCAGGTTGTACCACTTTTGATGTTCCGGTCTGGGTTCGGCAGCACTGGATCCCACGTAACGAAACCAGGGCCTGGCGCTCAACACATCCGGGTCGGTCATCTGTTTGTAATGCCCGGCGTGGTAGGCCACGCTGGTATTGGTCTTGAAAATAATCGCGCTTCGCCATGCCGGGCTGCCCTTGTAGGCCCACCCGTATTTTTGCACGATGCCGTCGAATTCGGTCCGGAACGTCGAGAGCGTGGTCCCTTGGGATATAGCCTTATCGACGGCCTCGCGCATATCGGCCAGCAGATCATCCTGCATGGCTCCGGCAACCACAAAGGCCCGGCTGTGCATGGCCTGCCAGATGTCCTTCCATGTTTCAGTCGGCAGGTTCAGCTTGCCCCTGAAGAAGACTATCGCCTCATCAAAGGGCATACTCATATATTCAGCGCTCGACGGCATCGAACCTCCCGGATAGATCGGCAAGTGTCAGGCCCATTTGCATGACCTCTCCAAGCTCCGAGGCGTCCATACCGCTATGCGCCGAAAGCAGGTTGTCTCGAAAATCTTCCAATGTTTCGGACTTTTGCAGTAATTCTTTCACGGGGTTTATCAGGCTTGCCACATCCGCGGCATCCATCACCTTGCGTCCCAGGGCATCGAGTGCAACGGCCGGGGATTCATCCGCTGCCTGGACGGTTTTAGCCGCGACCATCTTGGCGGGGATCGTCGCATCCGGAGCGGCAACGGAGGCCCGTCCGACAACAGCCTCTCCTTTTTCAGGTTCGGGGATGTTGAATTCCTTGCGCACGAAAGAAAGCGGCATCTCCACGCTTCGATCCAGCAGGGCGGCAACCCAGTCCGACTTTGATTTGAGGTCTTCTTCTTCCTCCCATACCGGTTCGTATTTGGGGATCGGCGTGTCCCAACCGAAATTAAACCCCACGATGGGTCTGATCAGCTGATAGCGGGCCGTGGCGGCGCAGGCCTTGGTGTCAGCCTTAGCCAGGTCTAAACGGACTTCGTTGTGGGTCTGGGAGGCTGCATAGCTGCCTTTG